CAGTGCCAGTCGTTGTGCTTGTTACTTTTACTCTGTCTTTGACAACGTAAGGCATGATTGAATCCTTAGAACTTGTTCAGGTAAGAACTGATGCAGGTGTCTACGCCGAAAGGTATGGCAGGGTTGGTGGAGATTTTTTGACCTACAGCGGCAGAAAATGGAATAAATGTGATTGACCCATCTGTAGATAAAACCCCTCCAGCAAAAGCATTTGCGATTGTATAAGCTAATGAGTAAGTAGAGACTACACCAGCCGCTGAAACTTTTTGGCCTACGGTTGCATATAAAGGAACAAAATGTATATCACCATTAGGGGCTAAAACTCCACCTCGATATGCGTCAGTTGCTGTATAAACAAGTCCATATGTGCTTACAATTCCCGTAATTGATATTTTTTGACCCACAACGGCATTATTTGGCACAAAGTGTATTTCCCCATTTGAAGCTAACACTCCACCTTGATATGAATCTTGTGCTGTATAAACCAAAGAATATGTAGATACGACGCCAGCAGAAGATATTTTTTGGCCTACTACAGCATCGTAAGGAACAAAATGTATATCACCGTTAGGGGCAAGTACGCCGCCGGTATAGGCAGCGGCTAAAGTATAAACAAGGGAGTAAGTTGAAACTACGCCGGAAGAGGATACTTTTTGTCCAACAACTGCATTAAGCGGAATAAAATGAATATCACCATTCGGGGCTAATACACCGCCATAATAAGCAACGACTGTTGTATAAACCAATGAATAAGTAGAAACAACACCTGAAGCATTTATTTTTTGTCCTCTGTTAGCTCGACGCGGAACAAAATGAATATCTCCATTAGGGGCTAAAACACCGCCTTCGTAAGCATCTGTTGTTGTATAAACCAAAGAATAAGTAGATACCGTACCAACAGAAGAAACTTTTTGACCCCTACTAGCAGCGTAAGGAACGAAATGTATATCGCCATTTGGTGCTAATACCCCTCCGTTGTAAAAACTGCCACCAGTAGTTACTAAACTAAACGTACTTACCACCCCATTCGTACTGTTATTCCCAAACGTCACACCGCCACGCACACTGGCATTGATGTTCTTACTGAAGTTATCCCACGCTACTTGATCTGTGCCAATAGAGCTGTTGTCCCCTGTCGGCGCTGATCCTTGCGTCGCTGCCGCCGGTTGTGGAACGTACACATCTTTACTGCCTGCCGCCCAATCTACCTTTGCGCCACTGTTAGATGAGGCCAGGACTGTATCGCGGGACAATGTCGTGCCGGAGCTTGTGTACGTGCCTACACCTACTTCCCAGTCTGTACCGTTGGTGATGGTGTAGTAGGTCTGATTGCCGTTGCCGATCTGCGTGAAATCTTGATAGCCGCTGGTTGCCGCGCCGAGCGTGAATGTGCCAGTGCCTGTGGTGGTGCTGGTTACTAATATGCGATCACGAGTCAGGAAAGTCATGTCAGTGATCCTAGAATTTGTTCAAATAAGAACTGAGGCATGTGCCAATGCCAAAAGGTGCGCCGGGGTTGGTGGAGATTTTTTGACATCTTGCTGCACTAGCTGGGATAAAAACTATTTCTCCATTTTGGGTCAATGTTCCTCCGCCATAAGCATTACTTGTTGTATAAACTAAACTATATGTTGATACAACACCAGAAGCAGAAACTTTCTGCCCTCTAACGGCATCAAAAGGAATAAAGTGAATATCCCCATTTGGCGCAAGAGCGCCGCCAGCATATATTGCGTTTCCGGTGTAAACCAAAGAATAAGTAGACACTACACCAGCGATTGATACTTTTTGTCCTCTGCGTGAAAAGTAAGGAACAAAATGTATATCCCCGTTAGGCGCAAGCACACCACCATAATACCCGTCCTGTGGCACTATGGAATACGTAGACACAACACCTGATGCTGATACCTTCTGCCCTTTGCCGAAATAAGCTGCGTTATAAGGAATAAAATGGATGTCTCCATTAGGCGCTAACACGCCGCCAATATAGGCATCGGTTGTTGTGTAAACAAGAGAATATGTAGAAACAACCCCTGCTGCGGATACTTTTTGACCTACATTTGTTCCATAAGGCACAAAATGTATGTCTCCGTTAGCTGCCAACACGCCACCAAAAAAGTTTTGTGAAGGGCCGGTAGACTTTACCAAAGAATAAGTAGAAACAACGCCTGAAGCATTTATTTTTTGCCCTACATTGGATTCATACGGAATAAAATGTATGTCGCCATTTGACGCTAAAACGCCGCCTCTGTACGCCTGTCCAAAAATACCAGTATTAACCAGCGCATATGTTGACACCACGCCGGATGCAGATATTTTCTGCCCTCTATTTGCTCTTTCTGGCACAAAATGTATGTCTCCGTTAGGAGCAAGAACACCGCCGTAATACGCACCAGCTGTTGTGTAAACCAAACTAAACGTACTCACCACACCATTGGTGCTATTGTTCCCAAACGTCACATCCCCGACTTCACCTGAGTTCAATACAGACTGAAACGCATACCATCCCGATAGATCAGTACCTATCTGCGATCCATCACTGGTAGGAATGCCGGGCTGTACCGCCGCTGAAGGATTAATGCATTTGACTGTTTTACTGCCAGCAGGCCAGTCTACTAATGCACCTGAATTAGATGAGCCGAGTACGCGGTTGCGGGCGAGTGTCGTGCCAGAACTGGTATATGTCCCGATACCCACTTCCCAATCAGTAGTAAGCGTGATCAGGTAATACGTTGTGTTGGCATTGCCAATGACAGCAAAGTCCTGATAACCCGCAACAGCAGATCCCAGCGTGAACGTGCCGGTTCCTGTCGTGGTACTTGTGACCTGAACCCTATCTTTGAGTACGAGTGCCATTAGGTGACATTCCCCGAAACAACGCAAACAGTGCCAGACACAAACAAAATACTCGCAATACCACGCGTCGCTAACGTCATCGTCGCTTTGTCTGAATCAGTACCCGCTATGTAAGCCGTTGTGATTGTGCAAGTGATTGTAATACTGCCAGTCGTATTATTGAAGATCAAAACCGCATCACCCGCTGCAAATGTAGCGTCAGGGATTTCAATTGAACCGCCTGTACCCACACCCACAACTTTGCCAACATCCCCTACTGCAAGGGTATAAGCAGCAGTTTTGTCTGCAATAGCAGGAATGTTTCTAAAACCTACAGTAAACGTCTCATCCGGCAGCGTAGCAGTACGACTAGCAGTCAATGTACCGGGCTGTATCGTGGTTCTGTATGAGTTACTACCACCCGCACGACCCGCCAGAATTAGACCGTCTTGCGTTGAAGTCCCTGTACCTATCGTCTGGCCTGTGCTGTTGTAAAAGGTATTCGCACCTGTGAAAGCGTTGTTATTGGCTAGTACCGCATCGCCACCGCTACCAGTCGCAGAAATCGTAATAGACCCGTTGCCATTAGTAATAGTTACGCCAGAACCAGCAGTCAGTGTTGATTTAGCCAGTGTATTACCGGTACTGTTACCGATTAAAAGTTGCCCATCAGTGTATGTAGTTTGCCCAGTACCCCCATTAGCAACCGCAAGAGTACCTGCGACAGTAACAGCCCCAGAAGTGGCGGTGCTAGGAGTAAGCCCGGTTGAGCCAAAACTAATTGTAGCTACACCATCAGTAGCAGTGGAGGCAATAGTTACAAAATCAGAGCCGTTCCAAGCAACTACGGCTTTATCCCCAGCCTCGATAGTAGTGCCTGTGGTTGCCGATCCTTTTAGAACTACCGCTGCATCTGACTGGTTGATAACGATATATGCCTTGGACTGACTTGGAACAATAATGTTACGACTAATCCCCGGCGACCCTGTTGGGATAAGAATCGCGCAGCGAGCTTGGTTTGCAGCACCTGAACCTGTAGTCGTTAATGTCCAATTACCACCGGCAACACTTTGCGTGGCTACTCCAGCAACTGAATCTTCAACTAATTGGGTAATACTGTCATTAACGGTTGTGCCCCAAGTGCCTTGCAATTCTCCAGTGACCGGGAGGGCAAACCCCAGTAACGATGTGTACGATGTAGGCATGTCCGTATTTCCTTATGCTGCTTGCTGAAAATCATTAATAAGTGACCAGTTCGGGTTCTGGTAATCGTTAATTGTGTTCCAACCCCTAAATACCACGTTACCAACAGCCCCAGTTCCTTGGACACCTGTTACTAGCTTACTGTCGTCTACCTCAATGTCAACAGTCCCAATAGCCCCAGTGCCTTGCACTCCTGTCGGAACGATTATTTCCCCAACAATTGCGCTTACTGTTCCTACCGCCCCCGTACCAGCTACGCCAGTCGGATATACGTCCCAATCATATGCTGGGATTACGGTTCCAATTGCACCGGTGCCTTGTACTCCTGAAACATCCACATTACTGCTGATCTGGAACACTACTGTTCCAATACTACCTATTCCTTCTACTCCGATCAGCACCACCGTATCATTTACGGTAATACTTACTGTTCCAACATCCCCAGTGCCCTGAACCCCTGTAACCGTATAAACAATACCAATCGTAAAAGTCACTGTTCCTACAGCACCAGTACCTTCAACTCCGTTAGGTACTACAACATCATCAACCTGTACTGTAAACCCACCAATTAACGCGGTTCCATCTACTCCAGTAGCTGTGACATTACTATTAATTAGTATTGCTGGGGTACCTACTGCACCAGTGCCAGCAACTCCATCAACTAGGTAAGCTGGGGATATACCACTCCATGCGTTATAACTCCACGCACCGTCACCCCAACCCTGATCCCAAGTTGTGGCTGCCACATCGTTTCCCTATCAGGCGATGCGAATAATCGCGGTTGCCGCTGCCGCTGCCGGGAACTGCACCTGAAAATCGCCCGAGCTAACCTGCTGGTCACCACCAAAACTCAACACTGCACAAGCAGGATTACCCGCAGCAGTGTCGTTGTAAATAATCCCACCACAGGTCGTAAATGTTGCAGCGGACCAAGTGGTGTTATCAAAGTCACAGACAGCAGTCGTTCCATCCGCAACAGGTGTAACAGACGTCAGCGTATTACCACCAGTCGTATAACCTGAACCGTTAGCCAGCTCATCAGTATTTGAGACCAAAGTGTCATAACTGGTAGTTGCAGCGCCATACGTACCTGATCCCGCAGCGGTAGCTTTCATCAAAGCCAGTTTAAAAGTGTTGCCAGTAGAAGCAGTAAAGTTGTGAACCGCTTTAAGAATCTCCACCTTAAACGAGGTGGGCATTGCGGTGGTTACGGAAATAGCCATTTCAGTTCTCCAAAAGTTTAATTAAGTCAGAATGTCCCACGTCTCGGAGACGATTAGCAAGCGTAGTGTGATTTGACCTAACGCATTGATTACCATAATTAAGTAACACGCTACGAATACTTTTCCTAAATGCTTCAGCTTGCTGCCGCAAAACTGGGTCTGCCGAAGTGCTTATGAAAATGATCCTGTCCAACGTATTATCAACCAACTCCTCTGGTGTGAACCCACGACCAGATACCGTAGTTGCTCTAATGTCTCCTAATAAAGCGCCGCCATTTGCTGATAGCATTAGTTCATCCTTATAATTGCACTATTTGCTGCGTTTGCCGGGAACTCCACAGTAAACGTACCCTGCGTAACAATCTTGTCGCTACCAAAATCCAACACTGCTACAGACCGATTAGCCTTACTTGAGTTATAAATCAAAGCACCTCTACAAGTAAATGACGCATTCGCCCAGCTTGTATCGTCAAAACTGACATACACCGTAGTGCCAGAAGTCTGCACCGTTGCGCCTGTCAGCGTATTACCACCTGCCACATACCCAGTTCCGGTTACTTCATCCGTCGCTACATACGCAGTCGTCGCTGCGTTCAAGTCCGCATAAGCCGTATAAAGCGCAATCTCAATCGTGTCTGTAAGAAGATCATGTATTCCTTCGTACAGTTCCGCTTTAAACGACGTAGTTTGAGTTTGGACGATCATTTAACTGGGTACCTAACTTGACCATTACGATAAGCATCCTGACGGTTCTTGCCATCGCCAAGTTGTTTAGCCAGTGCTAGTGCTTCGTCATACCGCTGCTGATATTTCGCCATCAAATCCTGCTCGCCCTTCATGAACACGTAAGCCTCAAGCAACGAGCCATACAGAAGAACGGAGTCAAAATTATCCCCAAGCCACGCCGTACCTGACGGGTTATTGACCGTATCCGACATCGAAACCGGGTAGTAAAAGTAATGCAGTTCTACCGTGTAGTTATCATCTGGTGTCGGCCCCAAAATAAGCGACAACTCGTTAGTCAGCGTCACTGGCGGGGTACTCGTCGTCGTAGGGCCAAAAATAGCGTAGTACTGGGGGATGCCTGCCGCAGTTGCACTGTTGGGGTACGCCTCACGGATGAAGTTCACATCCTTGTCCAAGAGGTAGTAATAATCCCCGTTCACAATCACCGCCAAAGAGAACACCGACAAGAAGTCAGAAGGCGTTGACAGATATTTATTGCCTGACGTTAAAGTGCCCAAAGAGTTCTTGCGTAGTGCTGGGAACTGGATCGAGTTATATATACGCTGTTCGGCATTCTGCACAAACGTGGCGAGTTCAGTCGCCGTGAACGTATTCTCGGTATAGTCCTCAATGGTTGCAGTTAACTGCGCGTAGTTCATCAGCCCATCTTCCCGCTAATCTTACGACCCTTAGTTGCAGCACCGTAGCCACGCATCTCGCCAGTACCGTATGGATTGACAGGAGCGTAGTTGCCTTTGCTGATACCGCCGGTAGACATGTTCATCTCAGCTATAGCCGAAGCACCAGTTTTGTAGCCGGAGTAAGTTTGAACCTCGGTGCTCTTGCCTTCCATCGTATGCGGCGCGGCATACGTAGTCGCAGGACCGATCTCTTTACCTTTGACCTTCATAGAGTACTTAGCCATGATTAAAGCCCCGTAGCACGAACTTTGCGAACAGGCGACTTCTGATTGGCAACCTTCGCCAGACCACGCCCGAGTCGTTTCATTTCCTCGTTAGTCTTACCACCGGCTCGCATCTTTTTGGCATCGTGCATACGCTGCTCGTGCTTCTTGACCTCACCGACAGCTACCTTTTTCATCTGAGACGTCTTCATAATAACTCCTAAGAAATTGAGATTGTCGCATTACCCACCGCAGTTTTAGCCACAAGATCGTTTGGCGTTAGCCCTGCATCATCACTTCTGGCCCCACCTACAGGTGCCCAACCCCACTGAAACACCCGGCTACCACCTTCAGGAAATCCAAACCCAAGTACTGCTGTGCTGTTAGTCGTAAGCTCCTGTAGCCCACTTGTGCCTGACATCTTGTAGCTTATATCTGGACGCGGCTCTCTAACAGCTTGTGGATCATCTACCGGGTACATACCTAACTGCAACTGCGGGTGATCTGGGTCCCAACACGTCGGGCAAACCTTAATCTTGTACGGGCGGGTCTTAACCGTCTGGATGCGTAGCTGCTTGAGCAAATACCGCTGAGCGCAGCGGTCACACTCTGCAATCGCAAACTTACCAGAGGCAAACCGATTAGGCAAGATTTACCCGTAATAAAACATATTTCTTGGCACAATCCGTAGCGGTGCCGTTTCTCTATCTTCAGCAGCCGCCAAGTCCCACTGCTCTTCGTAAGCTGCTTTGAGCATCGCCACACGGTTCGGCTCCACCTCCGGCAGCTTCATACTCAAATAAAACGCAAGCCCCGCCACCATACACGGCAGCAAGCGAAACGGAATATCTTGGATTACAGTGCCGTTAAGCCCACCGTCTTGTATCCTGCGCATCCTCCAATACACGAATGTGTACTGATCCCCCGGCGCGTTTGGCGTAGGCCACAGATTTACGCATGGCAAGTTCTGCACCGTCACGATAGGTGGCGTAGGGGTTATGGTATGGGAGGCGGCGGTTGTGTTGTTCTGCCCTCGGGCACAGTTGACCAGCGAGTTATCGCTGATGTTAGGGTAGCTAATAGTCTCGTTATCTATCTTAATGAACCCTGCTGATGGTAGTCCCACCGTGGTACTAAGTGGTATGGTCGTCACCACTGCGTTAATGTTTTGCGCCAAAGTAACCGTCGTTGCATACTCAGACCCCGTTTGGCGGTTGAACCACAACTGGATCGGACGTCCTTGTGCCAACTTGTTGGGTATCGATGAGTAGGTCGGCTCGGCAATACGGCTGATGTTGATGTCAATCTGGTCTAGCGTCGTGGCTTGTGTGCGGATCACGTGATCCAACAGGTCGATAGTGTCGGTCGGTATGGGGTAAATTGCCTGCCCGGTCACCAACGGAAACGACCCTTGTTCCACCGTCCAGAGGTTAAGCCCCCGGTTAGCCCACTCAATAGACATGAGGTTTAGCGACCGCCTAGCAGTACGCCAGTTGTACCCAGTACGCAACTCGGAGCCGCACCGCTCAAACGCCTCTTCAATGAGGTTATTGAGGTCTAAATTAAACTCGGCTGTACCGGAAGTAGGCATTGTTATTTCACTTTCCTATATGGCGCGACCTTCTGGGCTATGCGTTTTGGTTGCGCGACGAACTGCTTGCCCGCTTTCTTTCCTGCCCGCTTTGCCTTGGTTGTTGCTGCGTACTCGGCTGGACTGAGCGACTTTATTGCGTTTTCTGGCAAATACCGCTCTCCAGTCTTTGACGATGGCTTGCCAGACTTCGTTCGCCATTTCTGCTCTCCCCAAGACTTCAGGCTTTGCTGCGGGGCTTTCAATCTCTATACCCTCCACCTGCTGCCTTGTACTTCTTCGCCACAAGCTGTGCCTTCCTCGCGCTCCATTGACCTGCGCCAGTGCCATGAGTCGCTGCTGCCTTCACCTGTGCCACGATCCGCTTACGCAGTCCGGGTTTAGTGTAATTACCAGCAGCGTTCACCTTTCCGCCCTTCTTATACTGCGTGAAGTCGGTGTTATCCCGGCGAGGTTTTTCCTTTGCCTTAGGCATCTTAGACGGGCTTATGGCACCCATGCCACGTGACGCCATCATGTCAGCACGCCTTGCCGCCGTACTTCATCTTGGTCATGCCGCCTTTTTTCATGCCGGTGGAGCCTGCCATCGTGACTTGTCTAGCTTTAGTCTTGCCTTTGTGTGCAACACCATCAGCCGACTTGTGACCAGCAGCCAGACCACCACCTGCCATCTTCTTGGTTGCGCCGCCTTTTTTCATGCCGCTAACGGCTTTACGTTTCATAACGTCCGATTCTGCTGAGCGTTTTTCGGACTCCGGTGTGTTTTTAACGACGATAGGCATGTTAGCTCCTGATTTAGTGAATTCGCGGCCTACGCTCATTGGCACGCCAACCTTCTTTGCAAAAGACGGACTGTGAGCGACAGCCCGCATGAAACGCTCTTGTTTTTCACTCTTGGCTGGCATCTGGCTTCTTCTCGCGTTTAGTCAAACCACGAACCGTATCGGATTCCCAAATACGGATGCTGAACCAAATAATACTGATGAGTGAAAACACATTAGGCAACCATGAAAGTAGGACACCCAGCCCCGCAATAATGGAGATGTTGTCCATCAAATCTGGTTCGACGTGATCTTTTAACACTTCCATGCTCTCAAAGATTTATTGATCCGGCTATTCGGATCGTTCGCTGTTTTTGCGCTTGTCAGCTTTTTCTTCATCCCTGACATTCTTGCGCAGAATGATTTCTTCCTTGCGCCGCCTTCCGGCTGGGGAGGTTTCAAGTTCATACCTTGCGCTTTCGCGGAGGCTCTCCCTTTGGCGTTCAAGCCACCTTTGGGATTCTTTCCCTCTTTCCTCTGCCATGCCGGAGACTTAGCCATAGAACACCGTGATTTTTGCAGAGGTGGGTAGCGTCACATGAACATCTGTGTCAAACAAGATGCCTTCACCGGGGACAAGCATAGTGATGGGCTGAGTACCTGTTGCGATATTAAATTGAAGTCGAATGGTGCCGCCGCTCCCACCATCACGGAAAATAACATCCCCCGCAGTGCCACCAGATACACAGTGATACCCTTTCAGGCGAGTGCGACTAGCCACCATCGTGCCAGTCGCCTCTATATGCGCGGCTTTTACGTCTGTTTGCATAGCCATGTTGGCCTCCTAATTAGGAGTTAGCAAACGGAGTTGCTACAGTTCCTGATCCAAGTGCTACGCCAGTTACCATGTACTTTAATGCGGCTATGGCAAAAATCTGCACCCATGTCCCGGCGACACCGCCAGTTGTGGTTCCGTTAAAGTTAATAAAATCATTTGAAGCGCCTGAAACAAAACCACGAGCAGCATCTGTTGAATCGGTATCTATTGAAAGCACAGAACCAACATATTTATCCGTGCCATCAGTTGCAATCTTCAACGATGAGGTTGCAATTGTGGTAGGAACCCAGATGGTGTAGACCACGCCTTCATTGTTTAACGTACTAGGGTCTGGACCCGGTCCAGCAGAAGCGGCGTTAGCCGTGGTCACAATTGTTGGTAATGTCAAAGTAATATCTGACGCCAACGTGCCGCCAACGGAAATAATTCGTCCGCCGTGGTCAACGGGGTTAAGTGTGGTGTCGGATGTAATGTCAACAACTGTGGCTGCACCTTGTTGATAAATGCCGCCAAGGGACCGCACGGGTCCCGAAAATGTAGTACGTGCCATGTCCATTCCTTCGTGTAGTAGCACATCGCCTTATCGTCTCTACTAAGTCTGCTGGGTCAGTCGATAAGGCTGGAATATCCCAGACCTGCTGGCTTTTTACTCCTCATTTTGGGGGGTGTCAAGGAGCTTAGAGAGTTTAGATACAGGTAATGATTTAACCAAATAAAACAGCCTATTATCAAAAGAACAAGGGGGCCGAAGCCCCCTCGAAACCCGCATAAATGCTGGGTTTAGCCTTGCGAACCGTACATGCCCAGCGGGTCAGACCAGCCAAACGAGTAACGCTCACGTGACTTGTAACGAACGTTCCCTGTATCGAAATCCCCGTCCATGGAATTCTGGAGCGGAACACGAACAAAGTGCTTCATGCCGTTCGGTACGTCAGTCGTCAGGAACCACGCATTAGTGTCAGTCAAGAAGTGGTTAATGGTGTAACCCTCTGGGATCGAACCATTATTCTTGAGCGCGTTAATGTCGTTGTCAGCAGTACCGACACGGAGTTCGGTTTCTAGCAGACGGGTTGCAACGAACTGAAGGCCCGGAGGCACAATCAGCTTCTTCGGCTTAGCGGCAATCAGCAGACCACGTTCGTCCGTCCAAGCAGCAATTTGAATCACTGCGTTCTCAAGCGAGGTTTCGTTGAGATCGGTTGGAGTAGTTGGGATGTTGCTGTTGGTACCGCCAGACACCAGCGGGTGCGAAGCAGAAAACAGAGCGACACCATCACCGCCCGGATAGGACGACGAGAAGCCGTTGTTCAGAACCGCAGCAGCCTTCACCTGCTTGGTGTACGACATTGCACGAGCCAGCGCCTTGGTATAGCGAGCCGACAGGCTGTCATACAGGTTATCTTCGATGGCCTCTTCGGTCAGCGAGAAACCCAGAGCGATGGTTTCGTGGTTGTATCGAGCAGTCCAAGCTTCCTGCGCATTGTCATAAGCAATTGCAGAGCCTTCGTTCTTCACCGGAGCGGCGGAGAAACCAGACAGCTTGGTTTCCTCTTCAAAAGAACGCTCGGAAGTCTCAGTTTCGTAGATTTCCTTGTGTTCTTCACCATAACGAGCGTACTCCAGACCAAACAACGCGTTCAGGCCGGGGAGTAGCTCTTTCAGTAGTTGTGCGCGTGAAATAGCCATGTTTTAGCTCCCTTATACGCCAGTTGAGTTGTTGTACTGGTGCATAGTCGCATTAATCTTCACAATAACTTCTGGGAAGTTGTCAGCGGCGGTAGCAGTGTCTCTAACCACATCAATAATACGAA